GAGATGCTACAGCATTCATGAATGAGATTACTCCAGAGATTGAACAGCAAGTTATGCAACAAGCATCACAACAACAACCAGATCCAAATACACAGGCTGCTGAAATATTGGCTCAAGTTGAACGCGAGAAAGCTCAATTAAGAGCACAAACAGATGCTGCTAAAATTCAGTTAGATCGTGAACAAATGCAACTAGATAATCAACGCAAGGCTCTTGAGTTACAACAAAAAGAACTTGTGCAGACAGCTGAGTTAGCATTAAAAGAAATGCAACTTAAACTAGATGCAGCAAACATGACTGAAACAGCTAAGAACAATCAAACAAAAACTGTAATGGATGCCATTGAGAAAATCAATAACATTACTGGAAGCGTAAATGTCCAATAGATCAGAGGCCATTGCAAACATATTAAGTGATCAGCATTTTCAAGATGCGATCAAAGAGTTAGTAGACAACCAAATGCAACGCATCGTTTACTCTAACTCAGAACAAACAGATGTAAGAGAACAAGCGTACCAACGTATCTCTTGCTATAACGAACTCATGGCTCACTTTCAATCAATCGCTAAAGACAGCGAAATTAAAAGTAAAGCATGGAAGATATTGTAGAACTTTCTACATTTGGTACACCTCCCATAGAGGTAAAATAGGAAAATTAAATGAGTGAAACAACCATGACCCCAGATACTGGGAGTGGCGAGCTTACAGTAAGTCAAGCAGCCAATGCTTTTGAAAGTTTATTAAACCCACAAGAGGCCTCAACAGAGCAACCAGAAGGTGGCGAAGAGCAACAAGTAGAAGCAGAAGCTCAAGAAGCAGAGCCACAAGAATCAGAGCAATCTGACGAAGAGGTAACTGACGAAGAACAAGAAGAAACTGAAACTGAAGAAGAGGAACAACCACGCTACAAGGTAAAAGCTGCTGGCGAAGAAAAGGAAGTCACCCTTGATGAATTAGTTAAAGGTTATCAACTTGGTGCTGATTACACTAAAAAGACCACTGAAGTGGCTGAACAACGTAAGGCTGTTGAAGCTGAACGTAAAGCTATTGAAGAGGCAAAGTATGCTCGTGATACATATGCTCAACGTTTGCAAGCTATTGAGGAATTTATCGTAGCTCAAACTCCACAAGAGGACTTAGCTTCTCTAAAGGAAAACGACCCTATAGGCTATGCAGTTAAGATTGCTGAACTTTCTGAAAAGAAAGAACAACTCGCAGCTATAAGAGCAGAGCAAGCCAGAATTGCACAAGTGCAACAATCTGAGCAAGCACGAGCCATGTCTGAAAGAGTTGCACAGGAAGCATCTAAATTGGCACAAGTCCTACCAGAGTTTTCAGACCCAACCAAAGGCGAAAACCTCAGAAAAGAGATTCGTACTTATGGTAAAAGTTTAGGGTTCACAGATGAAGAATTATCTTCAGTCTATGACTCTAGACACGTTGTTACATTGCACAAGGCCATGATGTATGACAAATTGCAAAAGTCAAAACCAGCCTTGACAAAGAAAGTAGCTGAAGCACCTAAGATGATGAAGTCTGGTACTGTAGCGAAAGCAGGTAACAATGAAACGATCAAGAAACAAACTCAACAGTTGCGAACATCTGGAAAAGTAAAAGATGCAGCAGCTTTATTTGAACAATTTATATAAGAAAGAAGAATAAAACATGGCAACATATCAAACCTATACAGCTATAGGTCAACGTGAGGACTTAACTGACGTTATCTATAACATTTCACCTACAGAAACACCATTTATGTCTTCAGTTGGCAAAACTAAAGCTACTGGTGTTTTACATGAGTGGCAAACAGACTCATTAGCTAACGTTAATGGTTCTAACGCTGCAGTTGAAGGTGCAACAGCATCTGACGCTACATTATCACCAACAACACGAGTTGGTAATCGTACACAAATCTCACAAAAAACTGTGAAGATTGCTGGTACTCTTGAAGCAGTTAACAAAGCTGGTCGTAAATCTGAAAAGGCTTACCAATTAGCTAAAGCATCTGCTGAAATCAAACGTGATATGGAATACATCCTTTTAAGCAACCAATTAAATGCAGCTGGTAACGCAACAACAGCTCGTACACTTGGTGGTTTACAAGCATGGTTAAACACTAACTATGTTGGTGGCACAAATGGTACAGCAGGTTCTGGTGGTACAACTGCTCGTGTATCTGGTACTGACGCAACTTTCACAGAAGCAATGTTGAAATCTGCTGTTAAGAAAGCATACACAGCTGGTGGTAATCCAACAGTATTAATGGTAACTCCAACACAAAAACAAGTAGTGTCTGGTTTTGCTGGTATCGCTGCACAACGTTTCATGGCTCCAGCTGACAAGCAATCAACAATCATTGGTGCTGCTGACGTTTATCTTTCAGACTTTGGTACTATCTCTGTTGTTCCTAACAGATTTATTCCAGCTGACAGTGGTGACAGTGGTGAAGTTGCATTCGTGCTTGATCCAGAAATGGCAGCAGTTGCATACTTACGACCATTTGCTACTAACGAATTAGCAAAAGTTGGTGACGCTGACGTAACTCAACTCTTAGTAGAATACACACTAGAAGTTAAGAACGAAGCTGCTCACGCAATTATTGCTGACTTAGCAGAGTAGTTGTAATTAGATTAGGCCTATCTTTTGTGGTAGGCCTTTTCTACCTAAGGATATAAATGAAACCTACAACATTTAGAACATCTGTAGCACATGATACAGAAAAAGGTCTAGTGCTTGAAACTAGACAAGATATTAGTGACATTATTGAGAATAATAATGCACAAAGAAAATTAACAGACAGAAACACTCGTTGGGGTGATGATGTATTTGACAATAAGATTGCATCTATTCCAATGACAGTAATTGATACGCTAAACCATAAAGGTATTATGCGTGGTTTTCATATCGTTGACCAAAAACGATTTAAAGAATTCTTGAACGATCCAGATAACAGAGTATTTAGAACACGAGAGGGTAGAGTTTAATGGCTTTTACATCATATACAGACTTAAAGTCTACAGTAGCTGACTACTTAGCTCGTAGTGACTTAACAACACAGATCCCAGATTTTATTACATTAGCAGAAAATAGATTAAGACGTGATCTTCGTATTCGTCAAATGCTAAAATATGTAACAACAAACACAGTTGCAGGTGATGGCACAGTGGCCTTACCTAGTGACTTTCTTGCAATGCGTGATCTTCACATTGAAACAAACCCAGTAAGTGTAATTGAGTATCAAAGTCCTAGTAATTTTTTTAGGAACGCTAGAACAACAGACTCTGGCCTACCTACAATGTACACAGTATTAGCAACAGAATTTAAATTTGCACCTGTACCAGATAGTGCATACACATTACATATGCTTTATTATGCAGCTCCAACATACTTGAGCTCAACTAATTCATCAAATGCATTTTTGGCCAATTGCCCAGACTTGTTATTATACGCAGCATTAGGCGAAGCTGAACCATACTTGATGAATGACGAAAGATTACAAACTTGGGCATCATTATATCAACGTGGATTAGACTCAATTTCATCTTCAGATGAATCTGGCGAGTTCGCAAGCAGTCCTTTATCAATTTCTTTAGCAACGAGGTAAATCATGGCAGAATTTAGTAATTATTTAGAGAACGCACTTATCAATGCTGTTCTTCGTAACACATCATACACATCACCAACAACAGTTTATGTAGCATTATTTACATCTGATCCTACAGATGCAGGTTCTGGTACAGAGGTTTCTGGTGGTTCATACTCAAGAACTTCAGTGACATTTGGTGCACCTTCTAATGGTGTAACAACATCTAATGCAGATTGTACATTCCCACAAGCAACAGCTTCATGGGGTACTGTAACTCATATTGGCTTATATGATGCTTCTACAAGTGGTAATTTATTATTCCATACACCATTAGATACAAGCAAAACAATTGACTCTGGCGATATTTTCAAAATCGCTTCTGGTTCACTTACAGTAACATTAGCTTAAGGATAAGTCATGGCTCTAGTCGTTAAAGACAGGGTACGAGAAAATAGTACCACGACAGGTACAGGTTCGCTTACATTATCTGGTGCAGTCACTGGATTCCAAACATTCTCTACAGCCATTGGCAATGGTAATACAACATATTATGCTATTGTTAGTGGTTCAGAATGGGAAGTAGGTCTAGGTACAGTTAGTGCTGGTGCATTGTCACGAGATACTGTTTTATCATCATCCACAGGATCAAAGGTAAGTTTCTCTGCTGGCACTAAAGATGTATTTTGTACATATCCATCTAATAAGTCAGTTTATAGAAATGGTTCTGACGTTGCTATATTATCATCTACAGACATTACAACTGGTTTAGGTTATACACCATTAAATGCAGCTAATAATTTATCAGACGTTGCAAATACTGCTACATCAAGATCTAATTTAGGTGTCACAGCT